TGCATCTGTTCTTCTTTAGATTTATCAATAGATGCTTTAAGTTCTTTTGAAGCATTCTCTTGGTGTTGTGCAATTGAAGACAATGATTTTTCATGTTCGGTGACAAAGAAAGTTTTATCTGCCATTTCTTTAGACAATAGTTCTTGTTGACCCTTGTACTTCTCTTGTAATATTTTGTCTTGGTTTGATTCTTCGTCTGCAAGAGCATTTTTAGCCTGTTCTATTTTTGCCTGTAGTTTAAAGTCTTGTGCTTCATTCTCATTTTCTGCGGCTAACTTTTCTGCATCTTTTACTGCTTTCATAGCATCGGCAAGACCTGAAGATTTCTCTTCTGCCATTAGTTTATCTAAGTCGGTAATCTTTTGTTGAGTTTGTGATTGTTTTATTAAAGCGTCTTTTCTGAGTTTAGTAAATTTCTCTTCTTCTCGTTCAAGACCTTGCATTCTTGCAACTTGTCCACCAAATACATCTGATAGAATGTCTTGTTGTTCTTCAGTTAGATTACTCCAACCCTTTTCTGCCATTTCAGTCGCAGCAGACATACCTTTAATAAGGTCTCTATTAAGAACGGCACCCTTAAATGTGTCGGCAGACAAACCTTTAAACTCAGAAACAATTTTAGCTGCCTCTGGTCTTGTTTTAGCGAGACTAGAGATAACATTCTTAAATTCTTTAGTTGTTCCTACAGTAGACTCTTCAAGTTCTGTATTAAACTCTGCACGAATTTTTTTCTCTTTCTTTTGGGCGTCTTTGAGTTCGTCTAAAATCTGTTTACGAACCTTTTTTATCTCTTCGTCTGCCATTTAATTTTCCTTTATTTACCGAATGCTTTTCCAGCTTCTGATATTCCAAATGCACCTAGTGTGACTACTACAAATGATGTATAGATTGTTTCAGAGACTTTTAAGTCTATATCCCAAACTAGTGCTGTGACTAAGTCTGTTATACCGAAACACATCATTAAAAAGAATGAGATGAATCCGATGATTGCTTTCTCATTCAAATCATTGTCGTCTAAGAACAAATCTATAAACTTTCTTTTTGGTGGTTCTAATCCGCGTTTTGCCTTAATGGCATCTTCTTTCATTTCTCGGATTACATCTTCTTGTGCGTCAAGTTTTTCGATAAGTGCCATGTACTTATCTAAATCAATTTCCACCTCATTGCTTGACATGTCTTTGTGTTCTTCTGCCATTTTATAACTCCATATTGTTAATCACGGCATACATAATAAAGATTATTGTTTACTTTTCTGTCTCTGTTTTTCCTGTTCTAAGTAGTTTAAGAGAAGACTTGTATAAATCTCCCTCTCCCACGGCATCATATCTTCTAATTCTGATAATTGATAATTATGATGTTGCATCAACTGAAAGTTGGTGTTATAATAGTTATACACCGACTCGTGAGAAAGGGCTATTAGAAAAAATTTTGTAATCCTTCTAAAACTCTACTCTGTTGAGTTCCGCAAATTTCACATTTGAAATTTACTTCTTTCGTTAGTTTAGGAGTTTTCTCAAAGTATTCCGATAATAATCCTAGTTGTGCAAAGGTTAAGTTTTCAATAAACTCATCTACATCCGCATCACTAATATCAGTTCTCTCATAGACACTTTCTGCATCAAAGATTCTATCTATAGACTTATTCAATAGATAAAATATCACCTCATTTTCAGGCATATCTTGTACACTTTTAGTATCTTCTACTTTGAGTAATCTCAAAACTACTCCAACATCATCACTAACCATTATAGTATTGTCAAGAATTTCTCCCTTAACTTCTACTTCCTCGAAATTGATTAAAGCCTCACCTGTTCCTGAACAGTCATCTTCCAGACATTTCATTTTAACAGTTGCACTTTCACCAACAGATTTTGTACGAATTTGAATGAACAACCATTCAAGGTCTATCATTGCTAAATCATTCGCATCAATCTCTCCAAAGGTAACATCATTAATCATATTTTTGACTGCTTCGAGGGATTCAGTTTTATCATCACCCTCTTTTGCCAACATCAATACCTTTTGTTCTTTAACAAGAAAAGGTCGAAACTTTATTTCAAGACCATTACTTGGTAGCACCGTTTTATATGTCGGTGCTGATTGGATTGGTAATCCCATAATTTACTCCATAATGTTATTACTAGATGCCACCACCTAGTAAATTGCTTAGTCTTGACCCCGCCGCATCTAAGTTATTAAGTTTCCCTAAAAAGTCCTTAGACTTGTTGTTGTATCGACTAGCAACTGTAAGACTCTCTCTTGCTAAATCAAGATATCGTCTTCCTTTATTTAGTACCGAAAGTTGAGGGGCATCCCCATATTCAGTATCAAATGTTTTAAATGCAAATTTGCATGAAAATTTTAATAAGGCACCTTCATTCATTGACAGTGCCATTGGTTCGTAAGAGACTGGAAATGCATCATGAAATTTGTATCTTAATGCCATTGAATCATCTCTTCTAAATTGGTCTACTTCTATTGTACCATAATAATCTTTTGGATAATTAAAGATTGGTTTGATACTATTTCCGTCTTCTGCAGTGAAGATAGAAGATTGCCATGCCTCGATGATATATCTATCAAAGAAACTTGAATCACACACAAATGAGAAATCTACTTCATTTGTATTATTTACTTGTGTGACTTTTTTTGTTATTGTTCCTGTCGTTGCAAAATCTTTTGTTGTTAAACTTCTACCAGGAAGTGATACAGTTTCACATCTAATTCCTTCTAACTTTATGCCACCAGGTCCGAACATGTTAACTGCGAATCTATTGTTCATCGCACCTGAATCGAAATTGGCCTTTATCTTATTAATATCCATTAAAATTTCTCTCTACTTTCTGCATATACAGTGTTTGCGTTTACATTAAATTTTTGTGAGGGCAACATTGCCATCATGTCCCAATTCTCCATAGGAATTTCTGCTATTCTGGAGTTGACATGACCGTAAAGATATCTCTTTACACATGGTTTTGCATATCTAAGACCTGAAACAGACTTAATTAATTGATAAGATAATGCAACTCTTTGTTCTTCATCGTTATCGTTATCAACTGCAATCTCATAAAGACTCAAAAGTAATGCAGTTCTATATCTTGGTGCAATGTAATGTAAATTTATGCCCATAAAACCGTCTGTAAGTAAGTCAAATACAATAGTGAGTGGAAATTTATCCCAATAAGGCATCAAATCTTGGTATTTTGCATCATAAAGATACATATACATTCTACCTAACTCTGGTCTACTAACTATAGGAAAATCATCATCAGTTAGTAGTTTATTTACTGGTTGTCTTATCTTTCTAAGTCTGCCTTTAAACCATTCAAGACTCTCTTTACTTCTTTGAGCATTTTCCAAAGGAGATTCATTTTGAATTTTATCAAGTAAGTCTAACATACATACTATTTATGTATTATGTAAGGTGGTCTTCAGTTAAAATTCGAAATTTTAGTCTTCTTTCTTTACAAAATGCTTCCGCTGCTTTAAATTTCGCTTGATTTACGGCATATGTAGCTACTTCGTTGAGATATCTCTTAGTTTGTCGTTTTGGGGGTTTCGGAGGCAGTAATTGTCTCTTTGGTTTGACTTCAATCACTTCTCTTACTGTTTGACCAGCAGAATTTACATATTTTATGTAAAAATCGGGAAAATAACGATGAACTCTCTTGTCTAAAGGTGATTTATAAGGAATTATGACTTCTTCACTGCCCCATTCAACGACATTTTCGTTATTATCGCAATAAACCATGAATCTGCGCTCCCATAGCGAACGATAGAAGATTTTTGTTGGGTCTCCTTTGTATTTTTTGTAATTCTTTGGTTTGAACTTACCACTGTATGACATAAATAGATGTATATAACTCGTTTAAGGATATTTATATGCCCAATATTAACAAAATTTTAAGTAAAGTAAATAAAGCAAAATCGGCTATTTCTAGTGCAAAAGGAATCAAATCCAAACTATCACAACTGAACTACAGCTCAGTAATCAACTCTAACGAGTTGGAAGCACAGGCAGAAATTGCAAAACAGACTTTAGAGAAAAGAAAGTCGTCATTACAGAAGTCTTTGAATGCAAACAACAAAGCAAAGAACAAAGCAAAGAAGTCTCCAGACGGACAACTAATTGAACTTCAATATCCGTTCGAAGAGCAACACGATAATTACATAGTATTCACAAGTCGTGCAAGAATCAATCGTCAACGAAGAGAATCAGATGGTATGGTTATGGGTGCAGACACAAAAAGAGCCTCCCTTATGAATACAGCAGACGGACAAGTTCAGATTGCATTACATATTCCTTTAACACTAGAACAAGAAGCTTCTGTTAAGTATGCCGCAAAAGATGTTGGTTCACTTGCAAGAGGAGCGGCACAAGGTGGAACAGGATTTATTACTGGTATGATTCAAGGTCTATCACAAGCAGCGTCAAAACTTTTAAACAGTATGACTGGTAATGCAATGTTTATCATGCAAGGTAAAGCAGTAAATCCTATGCAAGAAATGTCATTAGAGGGTGTTGACTTTAGAAGTCTATCCTTTTCTTATACTATGTCACCGTCTTCTGAAGCAGAGGCAGACCAGATAAATGATATTATCTATTACTTTAAAACTGCAATGTTGCCTGATACATATCCGGCATTGGGTGCAGCGTCATCAGATGCAGAGGGATTCTTTAACTATCCCAATACATGGAAAGCAGAGTTAGAAGGACCTATTTCAAATAAGGTTGATGGATATCTTCCTATGGTTTTACAGAGTTGTAAAGTCACCTATGAGGGAGATGCAACTTCTATGACTTTCTTCAAAGAAGGACAACCAACAAGTATTAAAATGGACTTAGGATTTCAAGAACTTAAAATACTTACACAAGAATCTTATCAAGAAATTACTGCAAACTCAATGGGTGCAGAATCAGGTCTTAAATCTATGCCTAGTATCATTGATGAAAATGCTTCAGACGCAGATGCTAGAGACGCAAACTTAAAAGCAGGTTCTGCTGGTGAACAAGCAATAAAAGATTCTAAGAAGAACAAGAAAAATCCATAAGGTAAAATATGTCAAATCAATTATTTAAAAACTTTCCAGAAATACAATATACTTTATCAACAGGTAAGATTGTTACCATTAAAGACTTCTTTAGAAAGTCTACAATAGAACAGGAATCTGTTAACAGTGTAATCTCATACACATTCTATGAAATACAAGACGGTGAAAGACCAGATGTTGTTGCAGATAGATTATATGGTGATAGTGATTTACATTGGACATTTTTCTTGGTCAATGAAATGGATAATTATTATCAATGGTATAAAGACCAAGTCACATTTGAAAACCATATTAAAGAAATGTATCCTGAATATTGGTTGACTTCAACTAACTCATCAGACATAGTAAGTTCAACAAACAAATGGTTGTTAGGAGAAATAATCGAAACAGGAACACAACAAGGTAATGTCATATCAGTTCAACCCACATTCAATAGAATTGGTGTTGTAGGTGGAACTTGGAATGCAAATGATGTTGTCACAGGCAAAGTGAGTGGTAAATCATTCACGGTATCATCCGTTCAGAACGGTTCTGATGGTGTTGACCATTATGTCAACTCAGAAGGTCTTAAAAGAAACACCTCAACAACAGGTTTTACACCAGTGACTTACTATACACATGACTATGAACAGAATGAGAAGTCAAGAAAAATAAAAGTTATAAGACCTGAGTATATACGAAGAGTCGTATCAGAATTTGAAAAAGTAATGGCATCATAATGGGAGCACCTTTAAGACAAGGAGAATTCTTAGTAGAATCTCTAGCACTAGTCAATCAATTTGGTGAGACTTTAGATATCTCAGGAATTGTTGGTGAATTTGAATTATCTGAAAGTATACATAGAAAATTTTCATCAGGTGTTGTGGGTATTGTTGACGGTCTTAATCTATTAAAGAACTATCGTTTTACAGGACAAGAATTCATTCGTATATCAATCAAACAGAAAGAAGGCATGGGTGATACTGCAGATGCAATGTATAGTATTGATAAAACATTCAGAGTATTTAAAGCAGACAATATTTCCAGACAAGGAGAAAAGATTCAAGCATATGTATTGAGTTTATGTGAACCTAGATTGTTTAATCTACAAAGAACTAGATTAAGTAGAACATTGAGAGGTTCTTATGATGACATGTTAGAGAATGTTCTTGTAAATGAAGCAAAGATTCCTATGGAAGAGTTCGACCATTGGGAAGAAACCAAACCAGACAATTTTCAATTTATAGTTCCTAATTGGACTACAAATAACATCATAGACTATTGTGTCAAAGAGGCAAATGTGGGTGGTGATACAAATTACAGAAACAGTATGTTCTTCTTTCAAACATTGAATGGTGGATTTAGATTTAAGTCTATTGATGAGATGTTTGCACAAGAATTTCCTGTTTCATTCAGTATGAAACCAAGAAACTCATCTCCAACAGAAGATATGGACTTAAATGCTCCTGGTGGTTTGAATAGTCAGATTCTTTCTTATAGAAAACCACAAATGTTTGATACATTAAAAGGTACAGTCAGAGGTGCTTATGCATCTCATATGAAAGTATACGACCCTTTGCGTAAATTAGAATCAGAAGAAGTTTATGACATGGAAGAAACATTTAAAAGAGGAAAACATATATCTGGTTATCCTATGATTCATAATGGTGAATATGAATACACATTTACAGTTGAAAACTCTGTAGGTGAAGGAGAACCACCATCATATTCAGAGGTAGATGTTGACTTACCTCCAAACCAGCATTTTAACGCGTTTTTCATTGAGGCAACTGATATGAGACACTCATATGATGACAATGAGGATGTGACTGCTCAAGAACTTTTCAGAGGACAAGAAATTAGAGACAATGCGAAATTAGAAAGAAATGCACTTTTTGAAATATTGAATCAACATCGAATAGTTGTGACTGTTCCTTTAAGAACTGATATGAATGTAGGACAAATTATTCAACTATCACTTCCTGCAGCCGAACCAACTTCAGAACAAGATACATCAGATAAATTAAACGATGATAGATATCTTATAACAGATTTAAAGATAACTGGTGACCCAACAGAATTAACAGGTACAATGACAATGGAATGTGTTAAAGAATCTTACATGCAGAAGGTAGAAACTGCAACACCATTAGACAATACTGCGACACCGAGAGAATCATGATAACATTTTATGGAATAGTTGAAGATAGACAAGACCCTTTAAAAGTAGGAAGAGTTCGTGTAAGAATACACGGAATTCATTCAGAAAATAAACAATTCATTGCGACACCTGACCTGCCGTGGGCACAAGTTTTATTACCAACTACTGTTGCAGGATTATCTGGAATAGGAACTCAACACGGACTTATCGAAGGTTCTACAGTTTTTGGATTCTTTAGAGATGGTAAAACTAGACAAGACCCTGTAATTACTCATGTATCTGCCGGTATTCCTCAAAAAGGATATAAAGAAACAACTAAAGACGAACTACTAAACAGAAATATTGAAAAGGGATTCAATGACCCTCGAAGACTAACTGTTGATGAGTATAAAGATACTCCAGACGGACCGAATCCTGAACAATCACCAAATCGTTCACATGGTTTATCAACTGCAATAGACACTGCACCAAAAACACCAAAAGAACTTTCAATCAATTATGATAATACAGGTTCTACTATAACAGAATTAGAGGTGACTGCAGATATGTTGCCTTACTATCCTTTATATACAGACGAATCAGATTTATCTTCTATTGCAAGAGGTGGAGTTTTAGACCATGCAATCAAAGGAGATATAGTTCACCCAGAAACACAAAAGATTTTAGGAGATTTTGTGGATGTCCAAGCAAAACCTGTATATCCTTACAACAAGGTTTTGCAAACCGAGGCCGGCCATGTTTTAGAAATCGATGACACCCCAAAATCAGAAAGAATAAATGTTCATCACAGGTCAGGAACTTTCCATGAGATTCATGCAGACGGTTCAGAAGTCACCAGAATTGTAAACAATAATTATACTGCAATACTTAAAGACGACAAAGTGTATATTGCCGGTAATGCAGACTTACAAGTTGGTCACGGCAATGTTAATATAACAGTTGATACAGGTAATGTTAATATGAATGTATTGAAAGGAAATGTTGATGCACAAATTCAAGGAACATTAAATGCAGATGTTGTTGGTAATACTACCTTTACATCTCCTGAAACAACAATGACCACTAACTTGAAAGTTGACGGTACAGTTCATATCACTGGTGCTCAGACAAATGATTCTACAATTGACGCAGTTGGTGATGTATCAACAGATGCTGGAAATGGAATAACACTTGCAACCCACAAACATGAAACGACTGTAAAAGGTGGTTCAAGTGCAGGTAAATATACTTCAGTGAAAGGTAAATAGGGAGTATAAATAGATATATGGCAGATTTAAAATCACAAGGAAAGAATGTAGCATCGAAGGAAGTTTATGCAGATTTAGACATGAACTTTACTGCACACCCTATAACAGGTGATATAACAATTAAGAAAGACTCAGATGCAATCAAACAGTCAATTAAGAATATCATGTTGACGAATTACTATGAAAGACCATTCAAACCTGCTCTTGCTGGTGGAATGAGAGACTTATTGTTTGCACTTAACACCGAAAGAAGAGTCAAAACTGCACAAATGAAAATTAAAGAAGTTATTGAGGATTTTGAACCAAGAGTTTCAAATGTAATACCTCAATTCACAATAAAAAGAAATAATGATTTGCATATCACAATTAATTATACGATTTTAAATGGTATGCCGAATCAAGAAGTCAACATGACACTTAAAAGGGCAAGATAATGGCAACAAAGAGTTCACAAATAAATATTACAGAATTAGATTTTGATGCAATCTCAGATAACTTAAAAGCGTATCTTAAAGGACAAGATAAGTTAAAAGATTATAACTTTGAAGGTTCAACAATGTCAACATTGATTGACTTACTTGCATATTCATCACATATTGGTGCAGTCAATACTAATATTGCAGCGTCAGAACTCTTCTTAGATTCTGCTCAAATTAGAAAGAATGTAGTATCTCGTGCAAAAGATTTAGGTTTTACACCTGCATCTGAAAAGGTGTCATCTGCTATTGTTGATATTGCACTTAACAATGTTGTTCTTGCAGACGGAACTTCTCCTACACTTTCAGAGATGACTATTCCTAGAGGACATATTTTTGGTACAGTTTTTGATGGTGTATCATATGACTTTGTGACTACAGATACAAATAAACCAACTCAAAATGGTACTACTTTCAACTATTCAGGTGTTGAGATATCACAAGGTACATATATGGTTGATACTTTTGTTTATGATAGACAAATTAAGAATGCAAAGTTTGTTCTATCCAACGAGAGAGTTGATAGAAGTAAATTATCATTAGTAGTTAATTCTGCTGGTGTTTCAGAAACATATGCATTGTCTACAGACATTTCAACTATATCAACAACATCTAAAGTTTACTACACACAAGAAAATGAAGAAGGTTATTTAGAAGTATACTTTGGTGATGGTGTATTAGGAAAAGAACTCTTAGACGGTGATATAATCACTGTGACTTATATAGTAGTTGATACAGACCATGCCGATGGTGCAAAAACCTTTTCACAAATTACTGCAATAAATGGTTACTCAGATTCCGTTATTACCACCACATCGAAATCAACAGGTGGTGCAGAGAAAGAATCGATAGAATCAATTAAGTTCAAAGCAAACAAATTCTTTACATCTCAGAACAGACTGGTAACACTGAATGACTACAAAGCAAAAGTCAGTGAGTATTACCCGAATGCAGATGCAGTTGCAGTATGGGGTGGTGAAGATAACAGTCCACCAGAATATGGAAAAGTATTTCTTGCAATTAAACCTAAAAACTCAGACTACTTAACAGAAGTAGAGAAGGCAGAAGTTATCAGAAAACTAAATGTATTGAATATGGTTACTGTAAGACCTGAGATTGTAAATCCAGAAATTATTAAGATTCTTATCTCAACAATATTTAAATACAATAATAACTTTACAACACTTTCAAAAGGTGAGTTAGAACAGTTGGTCAATACAACAATAAATAATTACGATAATGATAATCTTGCTAACTTCGATAGTATATTCAGACATTCAAATTTAGTAAAAGACATTGATGCAACAGATACATCAATTTTATCTAACATAACAAACATAAGGTTGAAGAAAGCCTCAAATATGACCCTAAACAAAAAGATTGGTTATATAAATGAATTTGGTAACCCTTTCTATCATCCAAATACATCATACAACAAAGATTTAGGTGGAATTTTGGATTCCACAGGATTTACGGTTACAGGTGATTCTGTAAACACACAATATTTTGATGACGATGGTAATGGTAATCTAAGAAGATACTATCTATCTGGTTCAACAAGAATCTATAGTGATACTACTGCAGGTGTAGTAGATTACACTACAGGTAAAATTACAATCAATGCATTGATGGTTACCTCAACAGTAAACACCAATACAACGATTGATTTCACAATTATTCCTGACAGCTACGATGTAGTGGCAACAAGAGGTTCTCTAGTAGATATCTCTTCTGCCGATGTCACGATTAAAGGTGAAATAGACACCATCGCAAGTGGTGAGAGTAGTGCTGGGGTTGGTTTTAAATCAACATCTAGTTCTACATATTAAGGTATTCGTTATGAATAAAGTGGTCGCGAGTCCCGCGAGTAGTTTCCCATTAATTTGGATTATATAAAAGGAGAAATAAAATGGCAGATAAAAAAATATCAGCATTATCAGCAGTATCAGATTCAGCAATTGGTGCTGATGATTTACTACACATCGTTGACAACCCAGGTGGAACACCTGTCAACAAAAAAATGACTATTGGTCAATTGTTTGAAAATATTCCTACTCATTTAGCAGTAGATGATATTGTCACACATACGGCAACTAGTTCAACATTACAAAACCAATTTACTAACATTATAGATGGTAGTGGTTTTAGTTCAAAAGTCGTTTTCGATTTAGGTGCTGGAACACAAACTGGTCAATTAATGTTAATTGCTTGTTCTGGAATGGGCAGTGGTGGCTCAGCAGCTATTACTGTTGCTTCATGGGGTGGTTCAGTCGATGGAACAGAACAAATTACACTTGATGCACAAGGCGAAGGCTGTGTATGCATGTGGAATGGTGCAAAGTGGTTTGTTGTTGCTAACAACGGTTGTACATTAACATAAGAGTAAACTAAATGTCTCACGAATCATTATCATCAGATAAAATAACACAAAGACTGCATACAATCTTACCAGAACATGTAAGAGAAGATGCACCTGCCTTTACGGCATTTTTATCTGCATATTTTGAATTCTTAGAGAAAGAGTGTTTAACTCTTAAATCACAAAGCGATTTAGACGGTATTGCTTTAGAAGACGGTCAAGGCTCTCTACTTGTAGAGGTTGCGACCGTCTCACCGTCTCCCGATGAAGACTCATCAAAAATTATTAATGAATCGAATGCAACTAATCCGAATGCAAATGCTGACCCTTTAGAAGTTGGTGAATACATTTACGGAAAAGATAACGGTTCTATTGCAAGAATAGATGTCATCAATGGCAACAAACTTTACATTTCTACAATATCAGGAAATGGTTTCTCAAAAGATGAAACTATTGAGGGTAGAAATAGTTTGCAAACTGCAATTGTTGAAAAATATAGAGAAAACTCTATACTTGCAAACAATCGATTATTAGATTACTCTGATATCGACCATACAACAGAAGAATTTCTACAATACTTCCAGAAAGACTTCTTACCTTCTATTGACTTATCAAAGTTAAAGAATAAAAGGTTAACAATCAAAAACATTTCTGATTTGTATCAGAAGAAAGGAAGTGAAGAGTCAATTAAATTCTTAATGAGACTCTTATATGCTCAGGATGCTGAAGTTAGATATCCTGATAAAGAGACAATTTACATATCTGAATCTGATTACAGTGAAGAACGAAGATTGGTTCTTAAAATGCCTAGTGAAAAGGTACCTGCAGAAACAGATAAGATAACTTATTTTGATGTAGACGGAAAAACTATACTTGCAGAAGCAAATATAGAAAGAATCAATACACTTGCTACAGATGTATATTCTTGTAGTATATCCAGAAATCATTACGGTACATTTATAGAAAACACCAGTGTTCAAGTTTTGGATAGAGATGGTATTACATCGTACACAGGAACTATAGCAGGTGTTAATACTGCAATTAATACAGATGGTGGTTCATCCACTTACATAGAACATAATGATAACGGCGTTATCTTAGCAGAAGATGGTTCTGGTATTCTTATGGAGAAATCTACAATAGGTTCTCTGTATACAATGAATGACACCGTAATTTTTACTGCAAGTAAAGATGATGCAGGAGTCGTAGATTCTTCTGCTAGAGTCGATGGTTTATCAGACGGTGGAGTCAAAGAGATTATCATCGAAAATGGTGGTATCAACTATGAGGCAGGAGACTTAGTCATATTTGATGAAACCAATTCAGGTGGTAATGGTGCCGAAGGAGTTATCGGTGCAACTGGTGATGAAATCATATTAGAGAATGCCACACTTTGGGGTCAATTTGAGTTTACTGCAATAGGTGGTCAAACAACATTTGGCGGACCAAATATAAAAGATACAAATGGAAGATATGTATTCTTCAATGACCATACAGTAAAAGTATATAAAGATGGTTTATTACAAACAGACCCAGGTGATGGTTCTGTTTATATCGCAAAAAATGATAGAGTCATATTTGGAACACCCCTATCTGGTGGTGAAAAGGTGGAAATCTATACTGAAAGTAATAGATTATTATCCGAAGAAGGAAAACCAATAACATACAATGCTTATGAATCAGGTGGGTCAATTATTTCAGATGACGGCCGAATCAGAGCTGTTGAGATTAAAAATGGTGG